GGCGAGCACGGCAAGGACTGGTACATCAGCCTGGTGTGGGCCGCGATGCGCGATCAGGACGAGCTCATGGGTGGCGGAGGTGGCCGCGGCACCCGGATGCGAATCGGGCTCTAGGCCCAGTACTCGAACATCACGACGCCGTCGAGCCCGTCGAAGCCGGGCGTACCGCCGCCGGATCCGAACCCGCCCCCGCCGCCGTACGTGACCGAACCGGCGTTGCCGCCGGTGAGGGCGTTGCCTCCACCGACGCCGCCGCGCGTGCCTCCTGACTGGCCCGCTCCGCCGGGCAGGTTCAGGTCTCCGTTGGTCCCCTGCCCGCCGCCGCCACCGAAACGGTTCGGAGGACCCTCGCCACCCTTGCCACCCCCGGCGGTGATGGTGGTGCTGGCGGGTGTTGCGGATGCTGGCGTCGTGACGGTGCTGTCACCGCCGTCGGCCCCGTTGCCGTCGGAGCTGTTGCTGTGCCCTGCTCCCTTGGCCCCCACGGTGTAGGTGAACACCGACCCCGGCACCACCGTGATGTACCGCTCGCAGTACGCCCCCGCTCCACCCCCGCCGCCGTGATCGCCACCGGTGCCGACGCTGGTATAGCCGCCGCCCGCGCCAGCGCCGGCTTCCTTGACGAGCACACGCGTCACCCCCGCCGGCACGGTCCAGGTCTTGCCCGAACCCGGGACCGCATCGACCACGCGCGTAGGGACGGGCAGCTGCGTCTGCGGCGTCTTGCCGTTGCTGTCGAGGCCCGCGATACCGTCGGCGATGCCGCGTGCCGCGATGATCAGGTTGAGCTTCTGGATTGCGTCCAGGAGGTCGGTGCGGGCCGTGGCGGGCGAGTCGGTTCCCGCATCCACATCGGTCGTGTCGGTCGATCCTGCGGGCCACGTGGGCATCTGGAGGCCTCCTTGCCGCCGCAGACTAGACCCGAGGTCGGTCCGCGTCAGGCCGGGTCCCGACCGGGTGAAGAAACCCGAACGGAACCGAACGAGCCGGGGCGGGAGGGGGGGTTGGATCTCTGGGGGCGCGCCTAAGGACCCCGCGTCGCCCCTCTTTTTTTTCGCGCGCGGGTTTCGGGGGGAGGGGGTGGGCGCGCAGCGCGGGGGTGATTTACACGAGGCGGTGCGACGTGCATCGCGCTCGCCGCGCGCGACTAGGCTCGCGTCGCATGGGACTCCGCGGTCCAGCTCCGAAACCAACCGTCCTCAAGCGCGCTGCAGGAACCCCCGGTCGACGGCAGCTCAATGACGACGAGCCGATCCCCCCGGCGGGCGATGTCGCGCCGCCGGCGTGGCTCGACGGCACCGCGCTTGAGATCTGGCATCAGCTGTCGCCCGTACTGGTGACGATGCGCACCCTCACGACGGCGGACGTGCTCACGTTCGCGCGGTACTGCGATCTCTTCGCGCGGTACCTGGTGCTCCGCAAGGGGCTCTGGTCCAAGGGCATGGGCGGGACCAGCTGGACCCGCAAGGGCGCGGATGGAAAAGCGCAGTACGTTCAGGAGCTTCCGCAGGCGTCGGAGCTGCGCCAGCTGCTCTACTCGATGCAGGCGCTCGAGGACCGTTTCGGTCTCAGCGCCTCGGCACGCTCGCGCATCAAGGTCCAGCTCACCGCCCCGCCGGCACCGATCGCGGCTCGCGATCCGGCCCAGGCCGAGAAGGACGAGGCGCTCCGCAAGCTGTTCTCCGGCGGCGGCCCCGCCAAGCCGCGGAAGGTCGCCGGCTCGGAGTGATCCGTGGCGACCAAACGCGCACAACGAGGCGCCCGCTCCGGCGGGCAGCAGGCGCCCGGCCGTCCGGGCAGCAGGCGCCCGGCCCAGCGGGCGCCTCAGCCGCGGCAGCCCGTCGAGCCTGGCCAGCAAGGGACGGAAATCGAGCGACGCCTGGACGCGCAGCTGCTCCGACGGGGCTGGTGGTTCGACACCGATGAGGCCGACCGCGTCTGCGCGTTCTTCGAGCGGGTTGTGACGCACTCCAAGGGGGAGTGGCAGGGACAGAACCTCGAGCTGGCGGCGTGGCAGCGGCGGGCGCTCCGCCGGCTCTTTGGGTGGCGGCGTCCCGACGGCACGCGGCGGTACCGGCGATCGCAGTGGTGGATCCCCAAGAAGAACGGGAAGAGCTTCATCGCCGCCGGGATCGCGCTGTACCTGGTGGCGTTCGACGGCGAGGCCGGCGCGGAGGTGTACTCGGCCGCCGGCAACCGCGAGCAGGCGGGCCTGGTGTTCGACGAAGCCAAGAAGATGGTGCGGGCGTCGAAGGAATTGAGCGAGCACGTCGAGTGCTTCAAGGACTCGCTGCTCCACGCGTCGACGCTCTCGAAGTACCAGGCGCTCAGCGCCAAGCCCGGCACCAAGCACGGCTTCAACGTCCACGGCCTGGTGGTGGACGAGGTGCACGAGTTCAAGAGCCGCGAGCTCTACGACTTTCTCAGCTCCGGCACCGGCGCCCGGCGGCAGCCGCTCGAGGTCGTGATCTCAACCGCCGGCGCTGACGTCGGCTCGTTCGGGTACGAGCTCTGGGAGGGCGCGTGCAAGCTCCGCGACGGCATCCACACCGACCCTGAGACGATGGTGGTGATCTACGCGGCCGGTTCGAAGGACCGCTGGGACGACGAGCGGACCTGGGCCAAGGCCAATCCGAACCTCGGGATCTCGCCCAAGCTCGACTTCCTCCGCGGCGAGGTCGCCAAGTGCCGGCGCGATCCGGGCTTCATCCCGTCGTTCAAGCGCCTGTACCTGAACATCTGGACTTCGACGGCCGACGCGTACTTCGACATCGTCCGCTGGGACGCGTGCCCGCGGTGCCCGGCGCGGCTGCTGCCGTACCGGAGGCGTCGCTGCTGGGGAGGCCTCGACCTCTCCAAGACGACGGACCTGTCGAGCCTGGTGCTCGTGTTCGAGCGCGACGACGGGCTCCTCGACGTGCTCCCGTTCTTCTGGTGCCCCGAGGAGCACGCCCGCGAGCGGTCGGTCGCCGACGGTGCGCAGTATCCGCTGTGGATTGAGCAGGGCCTGCTCCGCGTGACCCCCGGGAACATCGTCGACTACCGGTTCATCCGGCGGGACATTCAGCGGATCGCCCGCGTGGTCGACCTGCAGGAGATCGCGTTCGACAAGAAGTACGCGACCGAGCTGGTGCAGAACCTCCAGGACGAGGACGGCATCACGATGGTCGAGCACGGGCAGCAGTTCCTCGACATGTCCGCCCCCACGATGGAGCTGCAGCGGCGGATCACGGGCGCGCTCATCGCCCACCCGGGGCACGCGCTGCTCACGTGGAACATTTCGAACGTGGCGGTGCGGACGGACGCGGCCGGCAACGTGAAGCCCGACAAGAAGCGGAGCCGCCGGCGCATCGACGGGGCTGTGGCGTTGGTGATGGGGCTCGGTCGCGCTACGCTCGGCGCGTCGTCGAAATCGGTGTACGAGGACCGCGGGATCGCGACCACATGAGCGAGGCAAGGGCACGGAAGCCCGTTGATCTCTGGGACCTGGGCGGCGTGATGGGCGTGGCGTCGATCGGGACGGGCCTCTGGTGGGTCCATCCCCCAAGCGCGCTCGTCACGGTCGGGGCCTTGATGCTGGTCGGCTGCCTGCTGGGGAGCCGCCGCGCCGCGCGTGCTACGGAGGGCTGAGCCGTGGGGATCCTGTCGGCGATCATGGAGCGTCGTACCAGCCAGGACTTCCACCCCTCGCGGCCGGCGAGCTGGTGGAGCGAGCTCTTCGGCGGCGGGCCCACGGCGGCCGGGGTCCCGATGTCGGAGTGGCAGGCGCTCAACCTCAGCACCGTCTGGTGCTGCGCCGGGTCGATCGCGATCGACATCGCGGGCCTGCCGTTCCACACGTACGAGCGGACCGACGAGGGCAACGGCCGGCGTCGCCTCATCACGCACCCGGCGTGGGCGCTGATCAACGTCGCCCCCAATCCCGAGATGCACGCGCTGGACTTCTGGGACACGCTCCAGTGGTGGGCGCAGCTGTGGGGGAACGGGTACGCCGAGATCGAGCGGCGCCGCAACGGGCAGCCGCTGTACCTGTGGCCGATGGAGCCGTGGCGGACCGAGGTGCTCCGCCGTGACGGCGTGGTGGTGTACCGCTACTCCCCCGAGGACGGACCCCAGCGGTACTTGGCGGCGGAGGATGTGTTCCACCTCAAGGGGATGGGGAACGGGCTGGTCGGGATGAACGTGATCCGCTTTGCCCGCGAGTCGCTCGGGGCGGCGGCGGCGGCGGAGCGGTTCGCCGCGCGGTTCTTCGGCAACGGCGCCCAGGCGGGCGTGGTGCTGAAGCACCCCAAGTCGCTGGGTCCCAAGGGCCTCAAGAACTTCCGCGAGAGCTGGGAGGAGCTGCACAAGGGCCCGGACAACGCCCACAAGGTGGCGATCCTCGAGGAGGGGATGGACCTGGTCAAGACCACGTTCCCCCCGGACGAGGCCCAGCTCCTGATGACGCGGCAGTTCTCGATCGCGGAGATCTGCCGGTGGTTCCGCTTCCCGCCCCACAAGGCCGGCGACCTCTCCCGCGCGACGTTCAGCAACATCGAGCAGCAGGACCTGGCGTACGTCGGCGACACGCTGTTCGGATGGATCCGCCGTCAGGAGGCGGAGGTGAACCGCAAGCTCGTGATGCCGCGGGAGCAACAGACCGTGTTCGCCGAGCGGCTCCTGGACGCCAAGCTGCGTGCCGACATCCAGGCGCGGTACAACGCCTACGGGCTGGCGCTGCAGAACGGGTTCATGAACCGCGACGAGGTCCGCGACCGCGAGAACCTCAACCCGATCCCCGACGGCAGCGGGAAGAAATTCACCGTGCAGGTGAACATGACCACGACCGCAGATCTCGCCGAGCCCCCCGACCCCTCCGCCGATCCCTCGCCCGACCCCGCCGCGAGCCCGCCCGCGGATGCGCCCGCCGACACCGGCAAGACCAAGACCCCCGACGGCACGAAGGTGAAGACGCGGGCGGAGCTGACCTCCGACGCGCACCGCGAGCTGCTCGCCGGCGTGTACGAGCGGGTGCTGCGCGTCGAGGCCGACAAGGTGCGGCGGGCCAGCTCCAAGGCGAACTTCCCCGACTGGCTGGTTGAGTTCTACCCCGCCCACACGGACCAGCTCCGCGGGCAGCTCTTCCCGGTCGTCGAGGCGATCGTCGACTTTGCCCGCGTCGGTGGCGGCCGCGTCGTGGCCGGCTCGGCCAGGGCGATCGTCGACGCCCTCGCGGCGGACCACGTGCGGGTCAGCCGCGGCGACGTCGGGATGCCCGGGCCCGTGCTCGAGGAACGGCTGCGCGGGTGGGAGTCGAGCCGCGCCCGCGACCAGGCGGCGCGGCAGATGTCGATCGTGCTCGCCGAAGTCAGCCCCTCTCAGGAGTGATCCCGATGGAACGAGTCGTCACGCTCAAGCACACCGACCCCAAGGACGAGCGGCGCCGCCTCGCGCGGGCCGAGCTCCGCGCCGTAGGGGCTGATGGCAAGCCCAAGACGATCGGCGGCTACGCGGTGGTGTACGACCAGAACTCCGAGGAGCTTGGGTACTTCATCGAGGTGGTGCGGCCGGGCGCGTTCACCGAGAGCCTCAAGACGGCCGACGTCCGCTGCCTGTTCAACCACAACGCCGACCTGGTGCTGGGGCGGACCAAGGCCAAGACGCTCCGGCTGTTCGACGAGGCCAAGGGGCTGCGGTTTGAGTGCGACCTCCCGTCCACCCAGGCTGCCACGGACCTCTCCGAGAGCATCGGGCGCGGGGACGTCGACCAGTGCAGCTTCGGCTTCAGAACCCTCGAGGACCGCTGGACCTACTACGACGGCGACAAGCCCCCGCTCCGCGAGCTCATCCGGTGCGAGATCTACGACGTCTCCCCCGTCACCTTCCCGGCCTACACCGCGACCGACGTGGCGGTGCGGTCGGCCCGGCAGGTGCTGGACGATGCCCGCGCCCAGACCAAGCAGCTCCCGGGCGGGCTTGCGATGCGGATCCGCGAGCTGGAGCTGCTCGAGTCCGAGCAGGATTGACCTCCCAGCCTGGCCGTCTACGCTGGGCCGTTCAGACATCCCACTCCCTGGCGCGGCGTGATCGGAGCTCTTTGGGCCCCGGCCCCGGCGCGTGACAGCGGGTCCCCTCGCCTTTGGCGCCTCAGGACCGCTCGCAGAAGCGACAAGCTCTGCCGGCGGTCCTGTTCCGTTTTGGACACAGGCCTCCGGCGTCACCCCCAGCCCCGGAGACCAGGACCATGACGCTGCAGCAGAAGCGCGAGGCCCGCGCCAAGGCGATCGCCGACGCCCGTGCGTTGTACGCCAAGGCGCAGACCGAGAAGCGCGAGATGGACGCGGCCGAGACGGAGTCGTTCGACAAGTTCATGAAGGAGGCCAACACCCTCAAGGGTGAGATCTCCGCCGAGGAGGCGAGGGCCGGTCGCCTGGCTGGCCTCGAGGAGCACGAGCGCGAGCTCACGGAGAGCCGCGGCCGGATCACCGCCGCCGGCACCACCACGCCCGTGCCGGGGCGGGAGGACCGCGCCGCCGAGCACCTGGTGATCGAGTGCCGCGGCCAGAAGATGTCCTTCACGAAGGACTCCCCGGTCTACCGCCGCAACCAGGAGGCGTACAAGGAGGCGACCCGGCACTACCTCAGGGGCGGCGAACTCCGCGCCCTGCAGTCGGACGTCGACACCGCCGGCGGCTACCTCGTGATGCCGGAGATGTTCGTCACCGACTTCATCAAGAACGTCGACGACGCCGTCTTCGTCCGCAGCCTGGCCCGCAAGTTCACCGTCGTGGGGGCCCAGACGCTGGGCGTCTCCAAGCGGACCGCCAAGCTGACCAGCTTCGCGTGGGGATCGGAGCTCACCGCCCCCACCGCTGACAGCGCCCTGAAGTTCGGCAAGCGAACGCTGACGCCGCACTACATGACCGGATCGATCCTGATCAGCAACGACCTGCTCCGCAACGCCGTGATGAACCCCGAGACGCTCGTGAACTCGGAATTGGCCCGCGACGCCGGCGAGCTCGAGGAGCAGGCGTTCATGACCGGCAACGGGGCCCAGCGGCCGCTCGGCCTCTTCACCGCCTCGACCGACGGCATCTCGACCGGCCGCGACGTCGCGACCGGGTCCGCGACCGCGATCCTGGCGGACGGGCTGATCTCGGCCAAGTACACCCTCAAGACGCAGTACCGGATGAAGGCCAAGTGGCTCTTCCACCGCGACGGCATCTCCCAGATCGCCAAGCTCAAGGACACGACCAACCAGTACATCTTCCAGGTCTCGCTCCGCGACGGCGAGCCCGACCGCCTGCTCGGGCTCCCGATCATGGAGTCGGAGTGGGTCCCCAACACCTTCACGACCGGCCTGTACGTCGGGATGCTGGGCGACTTCAACTGGTACTGGATCGCCGACTCCCTCGAGATGCAAATCCAGCGGCTGGTCGAGCTCAACGCTCGCACCAACCAGACCGAGTTCATCGCGCGGCGCAAGACCGACGGCGCCCCGATGCTCGAGGAAGCGTTCGTCCGCATCAAGACGTCCTGACCCCCCTGTCGCCGCGGCGGCTCCGGACGACACCTCGCCGGAGCCGCCGCAGGGCGTTCACCACCGCCGCGACCGCGCGGCCATCGGTTCGATCCAGACCCCATCCCCATCTCCCCAGGAGATCTCCCGTGAACGGACTCTTTCAGAACGCCAAGGTCCTCCGCTGCAAGGGCGCCGTCGCCGCGGGCGCGACCGATATCACCGACGCCGCCGGCGTCGACGTCGCGCCCGGCGAGAGCGTGACGTTCTTCTTTGACTTCGGCACCATCACCGCCAACGCCGTCACCAGCGTCAAGGCCCAGCAGTCCAGCGACGACGCCGCGGCCGACGACTACACCGACCTGGCCGGCTCCAAGGTCACGGTCGCGGACACCGACGATGATCACCTGGTCATCCTCGAGATCGTCAAGCCGCTCAAGCGGTACGTGAAGCCGTACGTGTCGCGGGCCACCGCGAACGCCGTGCTCAACGGCATCTGGGCGGTCGTGACGGGCATCAAGAGCCTGCCGGTTGCGCAGCCCACCGCGAGCGTGATCGCGGCCTCCAAGACCCTCTGCAGCCCGGCGGAAGGAACCGCCTAAGGCCACGGCAAGGACGCCACACCACCCCGGGCGTGCCCAACGGCACGCCCGGGATTTGCGGAGCGCGGAGCCCGTCCCGGGCGGGTGCGAGCGCCCGGGCGGGTTTTTTCCAAACCCTCTCGCCGACTCATCGCACGGAGGTCCCCCCCATGAAGGTCAAGATGCGCACCCTCGCGGCCGGTCCCAACGGCAACCTCGAGCCCGGACAGATCTACGAGGTCCCGGACGGCGTGGGCCGGGCGTTCGTTTCGGGCGGCTACGCCGAGAACGCCGACCCGGTCGTGAAGGAGCCGGCCCGTGAGACCGCCACCGGCCGGGGTCAGGGCGGCGAGGCCAGCGGCAAGGGTGCTGAAGCCAGCGTCAAGGGCACGGAGACGAGCACCAAGGGCAAGCCGGCCCGTGAGACCGCCACCGGCCGGGGTCAGGGCGGCGGATGACCCAGGAGTGGTGCCATAGCCAGACGGCCCCGGAGGCCCGGCCCCGCTCGGCGCTCGCCCGCGTCACCGGGCCGGCCTCCGAGGCGGTCACGCTCGCAGAGGCCAAGGCCCACCTGCGCGTCGACGTCCCGGACGACGACACGCTGATCGGCGACCTGATCGTGGCGGCGCGGGAGCTGTCGGAGGAGTACTGCCGGCGGGCCTGGATCACCCAGACGTGGAAGCTCGTGCTGGACGAGTTCCCCACCGCGGAGGGCGGGCTGATCCGGCTGGAGCGATCGCCCGTCCAGGCGATCTCGTCCATCACGTACGTCGACCCCGACGGTGCCACGCAGACGCTCAGCTCCTCGCTCTACCAGCTCGACGCGGTGAGCGAGCCGGGGCGGCTGCTGCCGGCCTACGGGCAGTCGTGGCCCTCGACGCGGGCGGTGCTCAACGCCGTCACGGTGACGTTCACGTGCGGTCACGGGGCCAACGCGGCGGCGGTGCCGACGTTCGCCAAGCTGGCGATGCGGCACTCGATCGGGCACTGGTACAGCAACCGCGAGTCCGTCATCACCGGCACCATCGCGACCGCGCTGCCGGACGTCGCGGAGGCGCTGCTCGTCAAGGGAGATCTCCGGGTGTTCCGGTTCGGATGACTCCGCCGGCGTGTGCCGGCGGGCCCGCCCGCGGATCGGGCATGTGGTCCAGCTGCAGGCCAGGACCCGGGCGGGTTTTTTAGACCAAGGAGGGTCAGGTGCCAGCGACGGACAATCATGCCAACAGCAGCGCGGGCCTCGAGTCGTCCGCGGAGAACATCGCGGCGATCACGCCCCACGACTCCAACGAGCTCGCGAACGTCTCGCGCGGGATTTACGTCGGGGTCGGCGGGGACGTGAAGGTCACGACCCGCGGGGGCACGACCGAAACGTTCAAGAACGCGGCCGCCGGGAGCGTGCTGCCGGTCCGCGCCAAGCTCGTCTTCGCCACCGGCACCACCGCGACCAACCTGCTGAACCTCTACTGAGCGGAGGTCACCGTGGCGGTGCGGGCGGGCCAAATGGACCGGCGAGTCGTGCTGCAGCGGCGCGTCATGGTGCCCGATTCGACCGGTCAGCTGCTGGAGAATTGGCAGCCGGTCGAGCCGGCCGCGTGGGCGCAGGTGCTCTGGCAGAAGGGCGCGGCCAGCTTCGATGGCACCAGCAACGTGCGGTCCTCGGTGCACGAGGTCGCGCTCCGCATCCGGTACCGCGCGGGGCTGACGTCGGCGGACTGGCGGGTCGTGTTCGACGGGCAGGTGTTCTCGATCGACGCGATCGCCGAGACCAGGAAGCGCGAGGAGCTCGAGTTGACCTGCCGAGCGTTCGAAGTCGAGAGCGGGCCCGGCGGCCAGGGGTGACGTTGTGCCGAGCGTGCTGGACCAGCAGGTGGTGATCGGGCTGGACGAGGTGCGGGGGAAGCTCAAGCTGCTCACCGCCCGCCTCGCGACGGCCGTCGTGCGCCGCGGCCTCCGGGCCGGCGCGGTGGTGATCCAGAACGAGGCCCGCCGGAAAGCGCGGAGGCGGTCCGGCGCCCTCGCCAAGGCGATCGTGGCGGAGACGCGCGGCACGCTGAAGCTGGGCGGGCAGGTCCGCGAGCATCGCGCGGTCGTGACGGTGAAGAAGGACGCGTTCCGCTACGTCAAGAACAAGACCGGGAAGGTCAAGCTCAAGAAGCAGAAGTACGCCAAGGGCGCCAAGCCCTACCAGAGGGGCGATATCTACCCCCGCAACTATGCCCACCTGGTCGAGTTCGGCACGCGGCCACACGCGGTCGGGCGCGGATCGAAGCTCGGCGGGACCCAGCACGGGCTGATGCACCCTGGCGCCAAGCCGTACCCGTACATGCGGCCGGCGTTCGACAGCAAGAAGGGCGAGGCCCAGCGCGTGGCGATCGCGACCATCGCGGCCGAGATCGCCAAGGAGATCGCCAAGATGGGCAAGACCAAGAGGGCCGCGGGATGAACATCGACGAGGCTTTGTGCGCGTTCCTCAAGGGGCTCAGCACCGCCGCTGGGGTTCGCGTGTTCCCCGACAAGGCGCCGCAGGCGGGGCCGTGGCCGGCGATCGTCTTTCACCGCATCTCCGGCACCGGCGACCACACCCACCAGGGTCCGAGCGAGTACCGCGAGGCCCGCTTCACGCTCGACTACATCGCCAAGAAGAAGGCGGAGGTGTCCGCGATCGAGGACCAGGTGCGCCTTGCTTTGGACGGCTACCGGGGAAGTATGGGCGGAGCAGCTGGACCGGAGGTCGACGGCGCGTTTCTCGATGACCAGGGACGGGACGATTACGACGACGAGCTCGAGACCTTCGTGCGGATGCACGACGTCGTGATCGAGTACGGACCGCCGGCCTCCTGAGCATCGAGACGATTCGCCCGAGACCGCACGGAGGCGGTCCATGCCTGCTACCCGGGCCAAGGGCGGATTTGGTACGCGGCTGTACAAGGACGACGGCTCGGGCACCTTCCCGACCATCGTGGCGGAGATCAAGGACATCCAGGGGCCGGAGTGGTCGCTCCTGATGGAGGACGCGACCAACCAGGACAGCCCCAACGGCTGGGCCGAGAAGGTCCCGACGGGCCTGAAGGAAGCGGGCGACGTCACGTTCCAGATGAACTTCCTCGACGCCGACGCGAGCCAGCTGGGCCTCCGCGCCGACCTCAAGGCCGCGACGGTGCGGAACTACCGCATCGTCTTCCCCGGCGCCGGCAAGCGGATCAGCTTCGTCGGCTACGTCTCCAAGATCGGCGCCCAGCACCCGGTGCGGGGCCTGATGGTCAGCGACGTCGTCATCACCACGACGGGCGAGCCGATCCTCGAGAACCACCCCTAAGCGTCCTTCCCCGCGCCCCGTCACTCGCAGAATGGAGAGGCCGCACCGCGGCCGCCGTGACCCATGCCCGCGCCCAAGATCCCGTCCGTCTCGCTCGCGCTCGACCCGCCGCGCGAGGTGGTGTTCGACTACGGCCGGCTCGAGTCGATCGAGCTGGGGACCCGCAAGACCATCCTGCAGATCGTCGGGGAGATGATCGCCGCGAGGCCCGCGGGGCTGAAGCCGGGCGAAGCTCCGACGGCCGAGCAGGCCGCGGAGGCATCGGCGCGGGTCGGGATCGGGTTCATGGCACGGTTCGTGGCGGCGTGCCTGGACGTGACGCTGGTCGAGCTGCCCGCGACGGTCCCGATGCCGCGGCTCCTCGACACCTACTTCGCCCTGGCGAACGGGCTGGTGGCGGCGATCAACCAGCTCGAGGGCGGGGAGGATGCGCCGGACCCTTCGGCGCCCCCGCCGGGGGGCGCGATGCCGGCGAACCCGACCAGCCCGACGACCGGCGCCGCGGGAGCATCCGGCCCATCCGAGCCTGGGCCCGCGTCGAGCTGAACATGACGGGCGCGGAGCTGGAGCGGCTCGGGCCGGCGGAGCTCCGCGAGCTGCAGGACGCGTGGATGGAACGTGAACGCCGGCTCGACTGGAGGGCCGGCGTGGTCGCCTCGATCATGGCCAACGCGCACCGGGACTCTGAGAGCTGCCCGGCGCCGTTCCACCCGGCCGACTTCTTCGCGTCGCTCGACACGGCACGCCCCGAGCCCACCGAGGAGGAGCTGATGCTCAAGGCCCTCGGGGCGTTCGGGCTCGCGGGAGGCTGATCCATGCCCGGCAACAGCAACGACATCGGCACGGTCCAGATCAATCTCGTGGCCCGCATGGACAAGCTCCAGGCGGAGATGGATAAGGCCAACAGCGCGCTGGCGCGGTGGGGCAAGAAGACCGAAACATCGATGGGCGCGGTGGCGGCTCGCATCGGCAGTTCGTTCGTGAAGGTGGGCGCCTTTATCGCCGGAGCGTTTGTTGCAGGCAAACTCGGCCGCGGCCTCGACGCCGCGGCCGAGACCGTCGACAACCTGGGCAAGGCCTCGGCGCGGCTTGGCGTCGGAGTCCAGCAGCTCTCGGCGCTGCGCTTCGCGGCCGGCGAGGCGGGGCAGGACTTCGAGACCCTCTCCAAGTCGGTCGGCAAGCTGGGCAAGAACATCGGCGACATGGTCGCGGGCGGCCAGGACAGCAGCCGCATCGGCAAGATGCTGGTGCAGTTCAAGGGCACCAACGGCCAAGTCCGCTCGCTCACGGAGTTGCTCCCCGAGGTCGCGGCCGGCATCGAGAGCGTCGATAGTCAGGCCGAGCAGCTCAGCCTGGCGTCGAAGTTCTTCGGCAAAGAGGGCGGCGCGCAGTTTGTCACGTTGTTGAAGGACGGTGGATCGTTCATTCAGAACCTGTCGGTGCAGATGGAGCGGGCTCGCCGGCTCGGCGTGATCTTCACGCCCGAGCAGGTCGTGCAACTTACGGCGTACCGCGACGCCGTCGGACGGGTGAGCGAGGCATGGTTGGGGCTGAAGGTCCGACTCATGACCGAGGTCGCTCCCGCCCTCACCCAGTGGATCAACACGAGCGCCTCCTCGATCGCGGCCGTGCCTGACATCCTCTTGCGGCTCTCGAAGGCGTTCACGGATTCACCCGAAGGCCTCAAAATCCGCGGCAATCTGCTCGAGTTCGTGCAGGAAACGATGAAGCTCGTTTCCACGTTTGCCATCGACGGCACCATCGCGCTCATCAAGAGTGGGATGGAGCACGTCGTGGCTATCGCCCTCGCGACGCTCGAGGAGCTGCAGCAGAAGGCGCCGACGGCGCTCGGCGGGATGCTCGATGGGTTTGGCAAATACGGGCAGGGTCTCAAGACCATGCTCGAGGTCAACGCAGCGATGAATCAGATGAAGGGAGGGAGCTTCTGGGAGCGAGAGGCGCAGCACCGTCAGGAGATCTTCGGCAACCAGGACCCCGCAGCGGGATGGATGCAGGACCTGGGCACCCATGCGAAAGGACTCTGGGAGGCGCTCGACCGGGCCGGCAAGATCTCTGAGAACGTCGGGGCCCACTCGATGGACATCCTGACGACCGGCGCGCAGCAGTCGTCCAAGGCGCTCGAGGATGTGAGCTTCTGGGCGACGGAGACCGGCAAGAACCTGACCTCCTTCGCCGACGAGGGCGGGAAGCGGATCCAGTCGTTCTCCGACAACGTCGGGGACTCGTTCGCCGATCTCACGTTCGAGGGCAAGGCCTCGTTCGACGAGCTGGGGAAGAGCTTCGGGAAAATGCTGCTCTCGATGTTCTACCAGAAGACCGTGTTCGGGCCGCTGCTCAACGTCGCCGGCACGCAGTTCACGGGCCTGTTCGGCGCCGGCACCCCTCAGCCGGGGGACGCGAGCTTCGTCGGACCGATGCCGCAGGCCAAGGGCGGGGCGTGGATGAACGGCCGCCTCATGGCGTTCGCCGCCGGCGGGATCGTCGGCGGTCCCACGCTGTTCCCCATGGCCCGCGGGATGGGGCTGATGGGCGAGGCCGGCCCCGAGGCCGTGATGCCGCTGGAGCGGATCGGCGGCAAGCTGGGCGTGAACGCCTCCGGCGGCGTCGTGGTGAACGTGATCGACCAGCGCGGATCCGGCCAGCGCCCCGAGGTGAGCCAGAGCCGCGGGCCCGACGGGAAGCAGATCCTCCGCATCATGATCCGCGACGAGGTCAACAGCGGCCTGTCGAGCGGGGCGTTCGATCCGGCGATGAACCGCAACTTCGGGGTGTCGCGGCAGCCGGTTCGGCGGTGACCGACGCCTAAAAAAAAGCGAATCCGGTACCTCAGAGGGCGATTGCAGCGCACATTGAACGTGTCCGCCCTCTGTCGGGCGATAAGGGTGAGTATGCTCTTCTTCTGGGCCGAGCATGTACGCGGGCCCCGGAAGAGAGAGATCAAGGGAGTTGATCATGAACCTGCTCCGCGCTGCCGTGCGCAATAACGAAACCCGATGGGAGGCCAGGCTGCTGGACCTCGCCATTGCCGCCGATGGAGAGACCGAGGCTGCGATGCTGAAGGACCTCGAGCACTCGCTCACCGCCGAGTGCTACCTGGCTCGCAAGTACGGCCGCACACCGTTCATGAACATCCGGATGGCGGTCCCGACGGAGGTCGCGCAGTCGTGGGCCGATGGCGGCAAGACGCTCCGCGGGTTGAACCTGTCAGACGATGTGCGCCAGGCGCTTGCCGCCGCGCTGAACACCCCGAGTGTCTCGCCCTTCACCGTCACGTATTGTGATGCCGCATGAAGGAGTTCTGGAAGCCAACCAAGGGCGCGAAGCTAGAAACGTGGGGAGCGTTTCTGGAGTGGGTGTCGATGCACGGGGTGGAGCATCGAACTGATTCGGAGTACGTCCGGCCCGATGGGACCGTTGGCACCCTCAGGTACCTGTACCGCAACGACAACGGGAATCCGCGAACTTACGCGCTGCCCGACCCCTGCCCCGATGAGCGTCGGATGGGGTATCCGCGTGTTCTCGCGGCGTGTATCGCGCTCAGCATCCCGAGGCCTGAGTGGCCCATTTCGTTCTGAGTCGGCAAGCGAGCTAGTCTCGCGCCATGCCGACACTCCCCCGTCGTTCCAAGACCCATCGCCGGCGCACCACGCCTCAGCGCGAGGACGCCGCCACCCTCATCCGCCAGCTCGTGCGTGACGAGTTCCGCCGCTGCGTCATGCGCGCCGCCGCGGAGGTCGATCGACAGCGGGCCGCCAAGCGTCGCGGCCGCCGCACTCGTCCCTCCGGTTCGCGGCGGTAGTATCCGCGCGGCTGGACCAGGAGCGACGTGAACGGTTGTCCGATGCGGTGTGGCCCATCTCTCTCCCGACCGCGCCCCTGCTGCGCGGCCTGACGGAGAAGCGGCCCGACCTCACCACCCGTTTCTCGACCGACGTCGGACCCGCCAAGGTCCGCGCCCGCGGCACCGTCGGGGTCACGACGTTCCCGTGCGAGCTGCTCCTCACCGGCACGCTCGTCACGACGTTCGACGCGTTCTTCTACACGACCCTCGCGGGCGGCGCGCTCACGTTCGACTGGACGCACCCGCGGCTGGGCACGACGGTCTCGTTCCGCTTTGTCGGCCCGCCCGAGTACACCCCGGCGGCGCCGCGGCAGGCGGGGGCGGAGCGGTACCGCGTCAAGTTCACCCTCGAGATCGTCCCGTCGGCCGACGCGGTCGTCATCGGCGGCGGCGGCGGCGATCCCCCCGAGGGCGGGGCGTGGTTCCAGCCGCCCTGGACGCCCCCCACGGTCACGGCGCCCGAGTACGACACCGTCGACTGGGGCGGGGCGGGCGTGTTCGAGGACCCGCCCGCGGCCCCGGACGGGCTGCTGTGGCAGGTCGGGGCGGGCGACGAGGGCTCGGGCGCGGCGGGCGGGTTCGGCGACGAGGGCTCGGGCGCGGGCCTCGACGGCGGCGGAGACGGCGGCGGGGCGAACCACGTCCCGTTCTCGGGAAGCGGCAGCGCCTCGGGCGCCGGCGACGGCACTATCGGATCTCACGACGGCACCGGCGCGGGCGGTGTGATCATCGGCGGCGCGTAATTCACTCACCGGTTCATTCGGCAGGTCACTCACCCAGGCAAGGAGTTCCCCATGGCTCGTAGGTTTGTCCGCACCGTGACGTCCCAGATCACCCCGACGAGCGGGGTGGCGAAGACCATCCTGCAGATCACCGCCCCCGCTGGTCACGGCATCGCGGTGGCGCCGCCGGCGGTGGCGTTCGACGGCACCTCCACCACCGCCGCCAAGGCGACCATCGACGTCATCAAGGGCGCGACCGGCGGGACCGGCTCGGCCCTCACGCCCGTGCGCGTGAAGGGCGCGACCGGCGCCGTGACGGCGAGCGCCAAGGAATCGTTCTCGGCCGAGCCCACGGGCGGCTCGACGATTCACTCGGAGAAGTGGCACACGCAGGGGAACTGGCGCTACCCCGGCGGCGAGATCGTGCTGGACCCGGGCGAGACGCTCGCGATCCGCGTCACCATTCCCGCGACGGTGCCGGTGAGCGCGAACGCCGAGCACGAGGAGTAGGCGCGTGCCCCGCTCGCTCTCCGCCCCCGCGCGGGCGGCGATGTTCGCCCAGCAGACGGGCGAGGTCCCGCTGACGCTGCTCACGCTGTCCCACCCGTCGTTGCCGGCGCCAATCCGCGTCGTCAACGACGGGCGGGACCTTATCTCGCGCGGCAACACCTTCCAGCGGTGCCCGTTTGAGATCGACCTGCCGAGCGAGTCGGAGGGCCCGCCGGGGCCGGCGAAGTTCCGGATCCAGAACAGCGACCGGCAGATCGTCCAGGCGGTGCGGGATCTCAGCGGCCCCGCCCTGACCGCGACGATCGAGGTGGTGCTGGCGAGCTCGCCCGATCAGGTCGAGATGGGGCCGGTCGAGTTCACGATGCGAGCGGCGCCGTACAACGCCGACGTTGTGGAGGCGGACCTGGCGTTCGAGGACATCCTGAACGAACCCTTCCCCGCCGACACCTACACGCCGTCGACGGCGCCGGGCCTGTTCTGAGTTCGACGGCGGCGCTTTGGCGGCGAGGCGTCAGGAGCGTCCTCCGGCTCGAGCCTCTCGATCAGAAGGTTGACCCCGCGGGTCTTCCACCAGCCACCTGTCAACGTGGAGATCCTGCAGCGGAACTCGTAGCCGCGCCACATCCAGGTGTGCTGCAGCTCCGCGACGCTGCGGCTCAGGTATCCAAGCCGCTCGCCATTGCGCCTTCTGACGGAGATCGCGTTCTCGTCGTGCGGATTGTGAGGCTCGTGCACCAGGTCCAGCACCTCGCCGACGGAACATCGCTTGATGATGCTCTGCCGCTTCGTGCCGTTGGCGTTCTTGTGAGTGACGCCGACGACTTTCGTATGGAACGAATAGGCCACGTCCCGGGGCGAGGCGGTAGAGGCCTGCGCTGCTGATGGGTCTGGGCCGGGCTCGAGGTCTGGATGAGCGTCGCCCCCAAACAGCGAGCCGATGCCACGGATGATCTTCCACGCCACTCGAAGTACGAAGGCGACTATCACTAAGCCAACGACGGCCGCACCAAGCAGGATGACGATGGACCATGCCTGTTCGCTCATGGCGCCGACTTCGCTGCGATGGATGAAGCAACGACTTTCTGGTACTCAGCCCAGAGAGCTTCTGCCGAGGAGCGCATGACCCCGGGCGGCTTGGCCCAGATACGCACGCTAGATCCACTTGCGGTCTGGTCCGCCTCGATCACATAGGTAGCCATCGTGTCGTTGAAGACGGGGTGAGGAAGACGACCCACCATGCGATGGGACTCGAGGTCGATGAACTCCGTTCGTGCGCCCATTTGATCGAGCGCGATGGTCATCGTGGAGAAGACTTCGGGCGGCCGTTGGTGCGACGTGTTTGTGTAAGGTGTCGCCTGAACGATCTCCGCGATCGGAGTCGTTCTACATCCCACCAGAAGCACGATCGATGAAAGCGCCAGGACTCGCAACATTGGGAGATCTCCCTGCCGTCCGTGGCGCCGCCAGATTATCACATCGGCCCGTGCCGTCAAAGCGGTAGGATCGCGCATGGTGACCAACCTCGCCAGGACGGCGACCCCCCGAGGCCTCCCCGAGCAGCCTCCGGCGTGGGTCCGGCAGTACATCGGGATCCCGTTCTCGGACCGCGGCCGGGCCCGCGACTCCGGGGTGGACTGCTGGGGCCTGGTGCGGCTGGTGTACGCGGAGCGGTTCGGCGTCCTGCTCCCCAGCTACGTCGAGCGGTACCTCTCGACCGCCGACCAGCACGGCATCGCCGGCATCTTCGAGAAAGCGGCTGGCGACTCTGGCCCTTGGAGCCCGGTCTCTCCCGACCAGGTGCGGACGGGTGACCTGGCGGCGTTCCGGGTGGGGCTGTACGAGCGGCACGTCGGGATGGTGGTGGACGGGCAGCGGATGCTTCACTGCCACGCCGGCGTCGACTCCTGCCTCGAGCGGCTGGACGCGCCGCTGTGGCGGCCGCGGCTCAGCCGCTTCCTGAGCTACACCGGTCCGGTACGGCTCCGCGGGCTCCAGGAGCCTCTGTGCGGGCCGCGCGTCGACATGACCCTTCCGGCCGGGCTGACCGTCGAGGAGATGCTGCGGGCGGCGGGCGTGGCGGCGTCGGAGTACCTGAGCGTGTACGTCGGGGACGTGCTGGTCCCGCGCGAGAAGTGGGCCCTGGTGCGCCCTCGCGCCGGCCGCACCCTGACGGTGGCGGCGGTGCCTCGCGGTGGAAGCACCGGCAAGACCGCCGCGCGGATTGTGCTCACGATCGCGGTCATCGTCGCTGCTGTGTACCTCGGGCCGGTGCTCGCTGGACCCGCGTTTCTTGGATACACGGGTGCCACCGCTGGCATCGTCGCCGCCGGCATCACCGCCGGCATCACGATCGCCGGCACGCTCGCGGTCAACGCCCTGATCCCGCCGTCGAAGTCGCGTCTCACCGACAACGGCGGAGATAACGCCACCACCTCGCCGGCGCTGACCGGCTCCCGCAACACCGCGCGGCAGCGGCAGGTGATGCCGACCCCGATGGGGACGTACCGCTACGCCCCGCCGTACGGCGCCCTCCCGTACACCGAGGTCGCGGGCTCGGACCAGTACCTGCGCTGCCTGTTCGACGTCGGCCAGGGCCCGGTGGCGATCGAACAGATCCGCATCGGCACCACCCCGATCGGCGAGTACGACGGCGTCGAGCTCGAGGTCCGCAACGGCTTCCCCGACGAGCCCCCCATCACGCTCTACCCGGGATCGGTCGAGGAGGTGCCGGAGAGCCAGCTCGTCAGCCATGCCGCGGGGTGGATCCAGCGGACCAGCGGGGCCAATGCCGACGAGATCTCCGTCGACCTCACCTTCCCCCAGGGGCTGCTCACGCTCGGCGACGACGGCACCAAGTACGACGGCGTGGTGCGGTTCCAGGTCGAGTACTCCCCCGCCGGCGCCAACGCGTGGCGGCAGGTGAACTCGGCCTCGCCCTCGATGTTCCGCGAGCTTGATTACCTCATGCGGACTCCCGAGGTCGTGAAGCTCGGCGAGGGCACGCACGCGGCCCGGATCGCCTGGAGCGGCGACGGCTCCTTCCCCGACCTCAAGCCGGCCGCGCTGCCGTGGCAGGGCTACACGTGGGTCGCGGGCGGGTACCTCTACTGCCCGACCAGCGGCGTCTACACCTTCGGTCTCGACGGCTCCGATGCCTGCGACGTTCACGTCGACGGCCGCCCCGCGGCGTCGTGGTACGGCGGGCACCTCACGCAGGGATCTGCCGGCGTGCCCAGCTACGCCGGCCACACCGGGCAGCTGTACCTCGAGGCGGGCTGGCACAGCTTCCGGGCGCGCGTGGAGAGCCGGCTCGGCACGGCCAACGGCGGGGCGATCGCGGTGGCGTGGCAGCGGCCCGGCGATGCCGCGCTGGACGTGATCCCGGCGGCGTCGTTCCTGGACCTCTCGGGCGTCGCGGGCCAGCTCACGACGGCGTGGTTCGACCACTCCGGCTATGCCAGCGACATCACCGTGACGGCCCGCGACTCGCGCGTGATCCGCCGGACCGTCGCGTGGGCGGTGCCGCGGGGCAAGTACGACGTCCGGGTGCAGCGGGTCACGCAGGACTTTGACCAGCAGAACATCCTCGACGACCTCTACCTGACGGCCGTCCGGACGATCCGGGCCTCGGACCCTCTCCCGAAGCCTGGCCGCGCCAAGATCGCGGTGCGGATCAAGGCGACCGACCAGCTCAACGGCGTGCTGGACGAGCTGAACTGCCTCGTGACGTCGATCCTGCCCGACTACGACGCGGCCCAGTTCGGCACCTGGGTGCGGCGCCCGACCCGCAACCCCGCGAGCATCTACCGCGCGATCCTGCAGGGGCCGAGCAACAAGCGCCCCCTGCCCGACAACCGCATCCACCTGGCGGACCTGGCGCAGTGGCACACCGAGTGCGCCGCCAAGGGCTTTGAGTTCAACGGCGTGCTGGACTTCTCCGGCACGGTCCGGGAGCGGCTCGCGGACGTGGCGGCGGCGGGCCGGGCCTCGCCTGGGATGCGCGACGGGCTCCACTCGGTCATCCGCGACGTCCTCCAGACGACGCCGGTGCAGCACTTCACGCCGCGGAACAGCTCGGGCTTCCAGGGCGTGAAGGTGTTCCCCGACCTCCCGCACGGGCTGATCTGCAAGTTCCCCAACGCCGGCGCCGACTATCAGCAGGACGAGCGCGTGGTGCTGGATGACGGCTACCAGCTGGGCGGGCTCGACGCGTTCGGGAACGCCCGGCCCGACCTCCCGGAGGCGACGAACTTCGAGAGCTTCGAGATGTTCGGCGTGACGTCGGCCGAGCAGGTCTTCAAGCTGGCCCGGTACCACATCGCGGTGGCGCGGCTCCGCCCCGAGACGTTCACGATCTCGACCGACTTTGAGCACCTGGCGTGCTCGCGCGGCGACCTGGTGCTG